GTTGTCGCCGGTGCCCTGAAAGCCCTCCTTGACCTTGAGGTTGATCGGCTTGGCGGCAAACAGCGCCGTCGGCGCGGTGATCTGGCTGTTGAACGGCGGGATGGTGCCGCTATCGGCCGTCGAGATTTCGGGCGCGTCGTCGACCATCGTCACTTTGGCGCTGAGGTCTTCCGCCGGCGTGATGCCGCTGATGCGCAACACCACCGATTCCGTGCCCATTTCACCGGCCATGAACAGGTCGCCTATAGCCGGCATGCTGTCCGCGCCATCCGTCACCGACACGGCGAACTGCTCGCCATCGTCGGTGACCAGCGTCTTCAGCAGGCTATCGCCATTGGCGAGCCGGAAACGGATCGAATAGGTTTTATCAGCCTCCATGGTGATCGGCTCATCGAGCGTCACCGTCAGGCCGCTGACCGCCTTCACCCGGCCACTGGCAAGGCCCCACATCGGCACGTCATGGGTGACGCGCACGCGGTCGCCGCGCGTGCAGACGATGTGCTCGACATCGACATTGAGGGTATAGGTCTCCGGTCGCAGCCTCGCCTGGGCGATATGGAAGCGGCCCATGCGCCAGACGGTGTCTGGATCGGTGACGCCGGGAAACTCGATCTGCTCGAACAGCGTGGCGTTTGCGGCGGTGTAGCCATCGTCATAGACGATGCGCTCATCCTGCTGGTAGCCGTTGTCGGCGTTGACGAACTGCACCCGGAAAGCATGCGGCAGCTGCTGGTAGTTGCGCTGCCCGGCAAAGCCCCAGCTATTGCGCGGCGTGAAATGCTGGACGATCGGCGCATCCGACTGGTCCCAGGCGACGCTCCATTTGCCATCGCGAAACAGCACAACGGCCCGCGCCGATGAGGCGATATCCGACAGCGTGTCATAGACCGAGGCCGAATAGTCGCGGACCATATCGAAGTTGAAATTCTGGGTGTGGCAATAGGTCCAGAACTGCTCCAGCGTTTCGAGGTCGATGCGGCCGTCCGGCGCCGGGCGGGCGTTCGCGGGCCCCTGCAGCACGTGGCGAAAGAGATCGGCCTGGTTGCGGCTGATCTGGTTGGCGACCCAGCTCTCGCCGTTGAAGCTTTGCGCAACGATACTCTGGACAACGCCGTTGAAATTATCGATGACGCCATTGAGCTGCGACGAGGCGCGGATGCGGATCGCCGTCATCGCCAGCGGCTTGGAGAAGCTCACCGGCGGCGCATTGCGGGTGCCACGGATGGCGGTCCAGTCGACCTCCTCCTGCACCTGATCGCTGCCGGTATAATCGGCGCTCGTTTTCTCGACCCGGACATCATATTGGCCGTTCGCTACCGCGAGCCGGATCGTCTGCCGTATGGCGTCGGTCGAGCGCGAGGTCAGGTCGAGGGTGCCGAGCAGCGACCAGGCGTTGGCGCCGGTCGGCGAATATTCGGCCCGGATCGAAACGGTGTAGTTCTGCGACATGCCACTGCTGTCGACGCGGACGATGCCGCCCGGCGCGACGATGTCGATCGAGATTTCGTCGATGCCGGTGTCGGTCGTCTGCTGTTGCCAGCCCGCCGCGGCGGTCAGCGCGATCGACAGGTCCGTCTGCAGCACCGCGTTCGGAAACAGGGTCAGCGACGCATCGCCGGGAAGACCCTGGCGGGTTTCGATCTGGACATCCTGATAGTCGGTGATCAGCGTCTCGCCGATCTTGATGTCGGAGATGGCGAGCGGCCCATAGCCCCAGACGAACAGCATCCTGAGGTACTGATCGGCGCCGACGAACTCGGTATAGGATTTTGCGCCGAGCGGCGGGTAATAACGGTTCTTGCCGAGGATCGACGGCACCGGGCCGAACGGGTTCGCCTGGTTCTGGCCACCCGAGAGCGAATAGGTCTGCGAGGTCGAGCCCGCTTGGCTGCTGCCGAGCTGCGGTTGAGCCACCGGGAACAGCGCATTGATCAGCAACTGGCCGCCAATGGTGATGCCGGCGCCGACCAGGCTGGCAGAGAGGCCGAGCACCGGCGCGATGATCGGCGCCGCAAAGATCGACAAGCCGATGACCGCGAGGGTCAATACGCTGCGCAGCAGGTTGCCCGGATCGCCGGCCGGCACGGCGCGGATGACCAGCGTAGTGCCCGGCTTCGGCCGCACCCGGTGCCAGATCTCTGGCTCGATCGGCTCGCCATTGAGCCGCGCCACCAGCCGCGTCCGCAGTCCGGTTTCGGCCCGGGCCTCGCCGAACTCGACCAGTTCGGCGATCGTCAGGCCGGCCGGCGCGACAAGCATCCGGCGCTCGAGCGAGAGCGGGCGCAGCGCCAGCACCAGCGTCACGCCGATGCCGGGCGGAATGATCTCGCCCTGCAACGGCCGGGTTGCGACAACCGTCATGCCAACCTCGCATGGCGATAGAGACCGGTGAGCACCAGGTCGTAGCGGCTCAGCGGCTCGATGACGCTCGCCTTGCTTTCAGGCATATGCAGCATGCGGCCGGGCGCGATAATGAGGCCGATATGGAGGCCGCCGGCGATACGCAGCAGCGCGCCGTCGAAGGCCCGTTCCTGCCGGCGCGCCACGGGCAGCCAATCGTCTAGACCGGCGCCGATGAGTTGCGCGGTATCGGCGCGATCGGCGGCCGTCAGATAGTCGTCGGCGTAGCTGGGCAGCTCGATGCCGGTGCCGGCGCGGAAGACGGCCCGGAACAGGCCATAGCAATCATAGCCGGCAGCGTCCCGGCCCCGGTCCTTCCAGGGCAGGCCAACAAAATCGGAAAAATCCATCGATCAGAACAATCCAGGAAAGCCTGACGGCGCGAAGGTGTCGGCCGGATAGGGTTCGGTGGTCAGGCCATCGATCGTCAGATCGACCGAAACCGAGGCTTGATCGTAATTGGTGTCGACCAAGTCGAAGGCCGGGAAGCTGGTTTCGACGGTATCCGGGGCCGAGGCGAGTACCATTTCGATGGTGACCGAAGGCGGCGTGGTGATGGTTCGCAGCAGCGGGATCGCCTGCCGCATGACGTTGTCGAGCACCAGCTTGATCGCCGGCGGCGTGCCGTCACTATCGTCGGGCAGCGTCGCAGTGATCGGAAGAAAGGTGTAGAAATTATCCCGGCTGGTAACACCGTAGGTCAGCGGCTCCTCCGAAACCCGCTCGCCCGGATCGCTGGAAAAGCGCAGCGGCGCCGTCAACTGCTCATGCTCGACGGTGATCAGAAACACCCAGGTCTCGCCGGTGCGTTCCGCCATCAGCGAGGCGGTCGCGGTCAAGGAGATCGATCGGCTCACGGCAGCACCTCGACAGCGATTGTCACGTTATAGCGATCGCCGCCGACATTGCTCCAGCTCGGCATATTTTGTCCCAGCTGCACCAGCCAGGTCCCCTCGCCACGCGGCGCCGGAAAGTTGAACGGCAGCGAGCCGCCGACCAGATCGATGTTGATGAACGACATCATGGTTTCGAGCTGAGCGTTGTTCATGCGCATAGTGCCGGAAAGCGGGCGGACCACGGCGCTTGACCGAGACCGCACCTTGCCGGGGCCTGTATCGGTCTGGGTGCGCAGGCGGCCATCGCCCATGCTCTCCTGGCTGCCGTCGACGAACAGCCGCTGCGGCAGGGTTTCAGGCCAAATGGCTACCATCAGCGTTTCGTCAGCGAGGGGTTGAGGCCGAACTGCACCCGCATGGTGCGGCGCGTCTGGCTGCCCGGTTTGCTCATGGTCTGCGACATCTGGGTGTCGAGCAGCAGATCGAGCGACAGGCCGCCATTCTTGGATTGTGAGGCCTTGGCGTCCTTGGTCTGCACCGCCTGGCCGTTGACGGTGCGGATGGTGACCTCGATCGAGGTTGGTGCCGCGGTGCCGCCGGCCACGCCAAGGCGGCCATCGGCCCCGCGTGTCAGCGGCATGATCGCCTCGGGACCGGCTTCACCCATCAACCCGGCGCCGGAGGCGAACCGGAACATGGTGGGTTGGCTCACGATTGAATTCGAAAAGGCGCTGAGGCTCGGTGACGAATAGACGCCACCCTTGGCATTGGGCTTGGCCCCGAGGCCGAAGCTCGACAGCAGGCTACCAACGAAACCGCCGGTCGCTCCCGACGTTGTCGGCGCGCCACCGAAGATATTGCCGAGCGGCCCGCTGCCGAGCAATGCCGCCTGCAACACCGCCGATTCCAGCGCGCTCGTGATATCGTTGATGGCAGAGACGGCATCCTCCTTGCCCTCGACGAAGCTCTCGATCGCGCTCTCGCCCGTCTGCGCCAGAAAGCCGGCGGCCTGATTGGCCTCCTCGATCGCCTGCTTTTCGTCGTAATATTGCGCCGCTTTGGCGGCGATCGCGTTGCCGGCGTCGCTATCGATCGTAACTCCGGCGCGGGAAAGCTCGTTATTGATCTCCTGCTGCCGGTTGGTTTCGGTCAGGTTCTTGATCTGCAGGTCGATCGACTTGCTGACAGCGTCGATTTTCTTTTGAGCCTGATCGGTCGTGGTGGAGGTGAGCGCCGGAGGCGGCGCAGTCGCCCCCCCTTTGCCGAAGCCGGCAATGAGCGCCTGCCAGCTGGCATTGTTGGATTGGGGCAGAGGCGTACCGTTCAAGACGGCATTCGCCAGCTTCTCGGTGTCGCTGGCGGTCTTGTTGAAGTCCTGCAATGCACCCGTCATTGTCGCAAAGAACGAACCAAAGCCTTCGCCGCGCTGCAGGCCCTCGGCTGCCAGCGAAAGACCGCCCAAGAGCTCGGAAAGCTCCTTCGTGGCTCCGACCAGCTGAACCATGAAACTGGTCAGGTCACGCACGCCGCCCTCGAGCAGGGTGAACACCGTGCTCATGAGCGGGCCATCGGAGATCAGAGAATCGAACTGGTCAACCAATGCGTTAAAGGCCGGAAGCGCCTCTTGGGTAACTCGGCTGATCACCCCGGTAATGCGCTCGCCAAGGACTGTGAGCTTATCGTTGAACTCCTCTGCCGAAGCGGCAGCCTGACTGCTGATGGTCAGCCCGAGTTGATCGGACTGATCCGCCAGCTGCTTGAGACCATCTCGACCTTCGTTCAGCAGCGGGATCAGCGCGGCGCCGGATCGGCCGAAGATCTGCATGGCCAGACTGGTCTTGGTGGATGAATTTCCCAGGTTGGCGAATTTGTCCGCCACGTCGGCGAACAATTGATCAGTGGACTTGAGAGAGCCGCTCGCCGTCTTCACATTGACGCCGAGCGTCTGAAACGCCTTTGCGGCGTTCCCTGTCGACGATTCGACCGAAAGGGCCGCGTTGTTCGATAGCTGCCGCAGTCCCGTGGATAGTTGATCGGTCGAAATATCTGCCAGGTCGGCGGCATGTTCCAGCTGCGTCAAAGCTTCGACACTGAGGCCGAGTGACGCCGATAGTTTGTTAGCCGAATCGGCGCGTTCAATCTGCGCCTTGAACGCTTCGAACGCGCCGGTGAGCGTCGCAAGCGAGGCGAGAGGCAGCAGGATGCTGGAGCCCACCTCCTTGAATTGATCGGCAAGGGCCTCAAGCCGGCTCGCACCAACCTCCCTCGTCTTGTCGATGGCATTGCTCAGTGACAGAAGCGAAGTCGAAGCCGGCGCACTGGCAACCTCCAGTCGCTTAAGCGCCGCCGCGCCTTCCGTACCGAAGGCGGTGAGCGCCGCTTTGGCGACATCGGCATCCTTAACCGACAGGCGGATGCCAATTTCCCTAGTTTTCTCCGCCATCGTCAGTTGCGTCCTTTTCGTTATAGGCGGCTATCAGCGCCCGCTCACAATGCGCGAGCAGGTCTTCGGCGATATCGTCATCAATCCCAGCCGATATCGCGCGGCGCCGCGCGATATCGGTTTCGACACCGACGACGCCGCCAAAACCTGCCAGTTTCACGCGGAAGCTGTTCTCGCAGAAGAGAGCCCAGACGATGCGGCCGTCAAAGGTGGCGGGCGCATACTCATTATAGGGACAGCGCCCTGGCTCGCTGGTGGCACAGCTGGCGCCGACGACGACACAACCGTCGCAATAGGACCTTCCGCGGCCCCTGCCGAAATGCCACCCGGCAAGGGCCGCTAGTCTTTTCCCTCGGTCACCACCTGACTGATCGGGCGCAGGTATCGGCCGAGAAAATTGTCCACGACGGCATGGTCGGTGAGGAGCAGGGGCAAGAGTGCAGCATCATATGTCAGCTCGACGCCATCCTCATCGTGAATGCCGCGCCAGTCAGTGGCAGCTAGCTCAGCGAGGCTCACGACGAAAAGTGCTTCCTGACAGCTCTTGGCGCGCGCGGGGTCCGCCAGATCCGGCACTCCGGCAATTCTGCCACCGGCCTTGGTCACGGCTTCGCCTGCTTCGGAAAGCTCGACGAATAAGGCCTGCGCCTGGGCGCGCGCCGCATAGACCAGCATCGTGGTCGCCGGTTCGCAGAACAGGGCAGCATTGCTGCCCAGCTCTATCCAGCTCGATTCGAGCCGGCGCTTGAGGCGAATGGCCATATCAATACGCCGCCACATCGTTGAGCAAGGTCACCTGCAGCATGTAGCCGGCGGTCGCATCCTTGGCCGCCCGCCAATTCGTGGTGATCTGGATGCCGCCGGGTCCGTCGATCGGCTGCTTGCTGCGCTCGAAAAACACGCGTGGCATGGTGAGTACGAACTTCCAGGTCGGTTGCGAGCGCAAGGTGAAGGACACCTCGACGGCGCAGGAGGTGCCACCATCGACTAGATCGTCGATCGTGTGATCGGTCCCCAGCCGCAGGTCGAACGAGCCGCTCAGGGTGCGGATGCCTTCATCGATCCCGTCGATGAACATGTCGGGGCGGATGGTCTCGATCGCCTCCGGCGTGCTCGAATACGTGATGGTGCCCCCGGTGAGGCTCGCGAGCTGCGTACCGTTCACCTTGACGCTGCCGGTGGCGTTGTCGAACGGCAGATAGTCATAGACCAGCGGCGCGGCGTCGCGCGGATTGGCGGGCGTGTCCTTGGCCTCGGATTGCGCGATCATCGGCAGCGTCAGGATCGCGCGGCCATTGCGGGCGAGCTGGAAGGAGAAGCCGCCGGCTTTTGCGCCCTTGGCTGTCTTCCACTTCGGCGTGGTCAGCTTCGGGTGTCCGGTCTGGACCGTATACGAGGAAATGTCCTCGCCCGACTGCCAGGTGTGGAGATAGGTGCCGGCATCGGCATCGTGCACGGGCGCGGCTGGTTCGGCGCCAAGGGCGGCTGTCAGCCAGAAGCCGGCGCCGCGGCTGTCGAGCGGCGCGGTGATATCGCCGGAGGCATCGAAGGCGCCAAGCGACGGATCGGTATCTTCGGACGAGCCGGTGTTCCAAAGCTGGTCATCCTCGAGGGGCTGCGAGCCCGACAGTTCGCTGGTCTTGAGCGGCGGCCGCACATAGACACCGCCGGCGCTGCCATCGGGCGGCGTGGCATAGGTCACTTCCTTGCCGAAGAGCACGACGGCATCCGCGCCGGTAGCGCGAGGCTTCGAAGCCATGACTTTCTCCTGATGAATGCCCGGCTTCAGCCGAGGCTGCTGGTGGACCAGAAATCGAGCTCGATGGGCAGCTCGCCGCCCTTGATGCCGGCCGCACCCCAGATCTGGCTTGAAGCGTAGCTGACGGGCTGCGGGCGTATATCGGTGATTAGGCCGCCAAGGTCGGTCACTGTGGCGAGCTGTGCGGCGGCGCTGTCGATGAGCGCCGTCAGCGCTGCATCCCGCGCGGCGCCGTCATCGCCCTTCACCGCCAGCACGAGCACCGGCCGCATGGTGAACTCATAGAGCGGCGGATTGAGAAACGTCTCGGTCAGCTCCGGGTCGGCGTCATCGCTCAGCGTGGTGAAGCTGGCCGCATCGAAATCGACCAGAGGCTTATTACGAGTGAGGCCTTCCATAGCGGGCTGCAGGACGACATAGAGCGCATCAAAAATCTGGTCGCGCTTGCTCATTCACTTTCCTCTGCCGCCTGCCAGGCCTCGACGACGTTGTCGAGCAGCTGATCGAGCGCTTCGGCATAGGCGCCCTGCGGATCGATCCGCTGCCGCAGCGTCACTTGCGGGACCAGGTAGAACATGATGACCGTGCTGGCACCGGCCTTGTAGCCGCCGTTCTTGCGCATCTGCAGCTGCCCGCTGACATTGCCGGCACTGGTGCGCTTCACATTGTCGACGACGAGCAGCGAGACCTTGCCGGGCCGATAGACGAAGCGGAGCGGGCCATATTTGGCATCGTTCCAGTTCGACGGCGTGACGCGCTTGTAGCCATAGCTCTTGGGGCAATCCGGCGAGGGGATAGCCAGCCAGAAGCCTTTGCCGCTCTTGATGACAGTGTTGGCGGAAAAGGCCTCGATGATGTGCGGCGCGTTCGACCAGACGACGCCGGCGGCGCCCATGCTGGTTTTTGGGAGCGCCGGAAAAACCCGACTGCGCCAGGCATTGGCCAGCTTCTGCGAGCCGAAGGCCGCCATGATCTGGCTGCGCAACTGCGCCTTCAGCCAGTCGGTGGTCTTGCTGGTACCCTGGCTGACGGCGGCGGCGGCGCGGTCGGTCTCTTCCTTCATGAAGTCCGGAAGATTGCCGACCAGCGTCGCCTGGATTTGCAGGCGGCTTGGCATCCTGGGCTAAGCCGGGCGAAGGCTGATCTGGATTTCCAGCCGGGCATCGCCGAAGGGCTTCCAGTCGAGCACAACGTAATCGCCGATGGACGCGCCGGCATCGTCCAACTCGCTGATCAGCGCCCCGGCGGCGATATCCGGAAAAAGCGTCTTGATCGCCTGCGTCTGATAGGTCGCGATGCGCGCGGCGGTGACGCCATATTCGGTCGATTCGTCGGCAGCAATCTCGATACCGGAGATCGCGGCAACGATGCGCCGGACCGAGCCGCCCGGCGGCGTGAAATCGACATCGGAAAAAAGAGTCGAGGCAATGCTCGACAGCGCCGCCTCGACCAGGTCGCGGCGCATCAGGCCTGCGCGATCAGCTTGACGCGCAAGGTGGCGTCGTTGGCAGCGGCTGCCTTCACAGCATGACCCATGAGCGTGTTGCCGGTGGCCGTTCCGGTGGTCTTGGAGCCATCCCAGTAGACCTTGGCCCCCAAAGTTACGGCGGCGTTGACGCCGTAGGGCAAGTCGAAGACGCCGCTGGTCTTCACCGAGATGGTGGCGCCGCTCTTACCATCCGTGATGGCGATGCCGACGATATCGCCGGCGATCACCACGCCGCCCGCGGCCACGTCGGCGGACAGCAGCAGGTCGAGGACGTCGCCGTCCTGTACGAAATTCTTCATAGAACTCTCCCATAGCGGAGTTGCAAAAAGGGGGTGAGAAAACGATGAGGCGCCCGAAGGCGCCTCATTCGCGGGGGTTAGCTGCTAGTCGGCTGTCGGATCAGGGACCGGCGTTCTTGAACAGGCCGCGGAAATCGAGGACGTTGACGCCGGCATCGAGGCGCACCTTCAATTCGGTACCGTCGATCGTCCAGCCGTCGCGGCTTTCGACAACCGGCTCCTGCACGCCATCGAGATAGGTGACCTCGATGGTGTCGAACTGGTTGGGATCGGCCGCCATGAACCACTGGTTGCCGGTGATCCGCTGGTCGGTGATCGGCGTGACCAGCCCCTGCACGGTGTTCACTACGGCCGCGCTCTTGTTGTCGGCGATCGAGCCGCTCGACTGCAACAGCTGCTTGGCGGTGAACTGGTAAGCACTCGACAGGAAGTATTTGGGCTGAATGTTGAGCGCGACGGCGTTCTTGTCGCTGTCCTGCTGCTTGCCCATTTTCGTGACCGCTTCCTGCCAGCTGGTCTCGGACGGCGCGCCAGCCGTGCCGAGATTGTTGTGATTGGCGTGGAAGAGCGCGATACCATCGGCGAGGGCGGCATTGGCGTTGAGGACACCATAGACCAGGTTTCCGACGGTACGCTTGGAAGCACGGCCCATCTTGATCGGCAGCGTCCCGATCAAGCCGAGATCGTCATTGATGATCGCCTGGCGGGTGATGCCGATCATCTTGCCATAGGTAGCGACGACGACGGTGGCGCCGCGATCGCTGATCTTGGCGTATTTGTATTCGGCTCCCTCGCCGACCAGGTCGAGAGCCGGGAACAGCCCGAGATCGGCGCGGCTGATCGGCTTGAAATCGGAAGCCGAGCCGACCGATGTCCAGAGCTGATAGGTCTCCTCCGCTTCCTGGAAACCCTTGAGCACCGACAGCTGCGCCACATTCTGCAGGATATAGGCAAAATCCGAGGTGGAGTGCAGACCGCCGGCCATGGTGAACGCCGTGCCGATCATCAGCATCTTGTCCATCCGACGCACTTCGAGGCTCGGACGGCCCGCCACCATCAGCGATTCACGGCCAAGTTCCACGAGACTGAGGCCGGAGAACTCATTGCGCTCGCCGCCCTTGAGACCAACCTTCGCCATCAGCGCGCGAGAGGCGCCGGTGATGAACTTGTCGCGGGCGTCCTCGGTCACGTGCGACGTCGCGGTCGGCGTCGCCGGATTGCCGCGCATTTCGGCAACCTTGTCGATAATGGCGGCGAAGGCCGCATCCTTGGTACGCGAAGCGGCCATGATGGCTTCGGTCGCCGGCAGGTCGAGGCCCGCCTGACCGGCGCGGCGCAGCACTTCCATCTGATCGCCGGCGGACATCGTCGTGACGGCGGGCGCCGGCGCGGGAGCAGGAGCCGGAGCAGGCACGCCGACCATTTCGGCGGCTTTTGCCTTGAGGACATCCTTGGCAGCGGCCATCGTGGTGACGGCGGCAAACAGCGTCTCGACGCCCTTGACGTCGAGGCCGAGTGCCGAGGCCTGGGTGCAGATCATGGTAACATCTTCGGCCGGCGACTTCAGTCGCGCGGCCAGCATTGCAATCAGCTCGGCGAGCGTCATGCCTGTCTCCTTGGGTTGCGCGGCTTTTGCCGCTTTCGGCTGGAACATCGTGGCGGAAGCTGTTGCCAGCTCGGTCAGCGATGCGGGTGAATTCCGGTACGACCGGAAGTCGAACAGAGCGACGGCTTTGGCTACGACCGGCGCGGCCTCATCGGCGAAGCCCGCCGCAACCGCTTCCTCGGCCGTGAACCAGGTCTCCGCCTTCATGATGGCCCGGGCATCATCCGGGGTGATGCCAGCTCGCGCGGCGTAGATCGCCGCCACCTGCTCGGCCATCTTGTCGAGCTGATCGGCCGCGGACTGATGATCATCGGCATTGCCATAACTCGGCGCGCTCGGCTCATGGATCATCATCAGCGAACCGACATTCATGATGATGGTGTCGCCGGCCATGGCGATGAGGCTGGCTGAGGATAGTGCAATCCCGTCGATTACGACGGTGACCTTGCCCGGATAGGCCTTGAGCGCGTTGTAAATCCCCAGTGCTTCCGCTACCGAGCCGCCGCCGGAATTGAGCCGCACCGTGATGTCGCCGGACAGCAGCGTCAGCGCGACGATGACATCGATCGCCGTGAAGGCGTCGAGGTCCCAATCGATCTCGCCGACGGTGCCATAAAGCACCAGCTCGCCATTGATGATGAGCGGGTTCACTGATCGACCTCCTGACTGTTGGGCGCGGTTTGTTCCGGCGTCGGCTGCGGCGCGGTGCGCACCTTTGCGGCCACCTCGGCCGAGGTATTGGTGTCGTAGAGCAGGCCGAGCGTCGCCTCGCGCTGCAGCTCGGTCGCGCGATCGGTATCGATCGTCTCGGGGTCGTAGCCCATGCCGCGCAGCCACATCGAGCGCGTGCCGAGGCCATCGCGGGCCGCCTGCGCCGCCGCCTTCAGCTCGCTCGCCGGATCGATCATTTCGCGGCGCGGCGGCGTCCATTCGATCGTGGCGCCTGTCGGCACCACGGCCATCAACATCAGGCCGTCGAGCAGCCATTGGCCGAGTTTGCTGCACATCTGCGGCAGCACCATCTGCCAGGTCCAGGCGCCGATGTTCCGGTGGAACTCGAGCCAGCCCATGCGGCCGGAGGAGAAGTTGACGTTGCTGAGATCACCCGTGAGCGCCTCATAGGTCATGCCCAACCCGACCGCGATATCGCGGGCATTGACCCGGAAAAACGCCTCCAGGTCGCCGACCACGGGAGGCGTGCCGAAGGTGACGGATTCTCCCGGCCCCAGATGCTCGATCATCCCCGGCTCGACCGTCTCGATCGGCGAGCCATTCGGTGTCGTTTCCTGATCGACCGGGTTGCCGGCCGCATCGACCTTGGTGATGAAGGCGGCGAAGCAGGCGGCAATTTTCTGCCGCATGACATAGGCCTCCTTGGTATCCTCGAAATCACCGAGGCGGACGATCACCGGCGCGATCCAGCTGACGCCGCGCGCCTGGCCGGGCCGATCGATGCGATAGAGGTGGACGACATCCGCCGCGGGATAGGGCCGGCTGTTCAAGGCCGTATAGATCGTCAAATCGCCGGGGTGATGATCATACAGATGGTAGGTGACCGCCTCGCCCTTCCTGTCGAACTCGATCCCCTGCACTGCGAGATTGCCGTTCGGCTGGACGCCATTGACCCGATCATCGATATAGTCCGCCTCAAGCACGGCCACCTGAAAGGGTAGTGGCAATCCTTCCGAAGCCAGCGCCAGCCGGCGCACCATCAGGCTTTCGCCGTCGCGGACAGCCGCGCGGAAGGCGACCGTCTGCAGGCCATAGAGATTCTGCCGGCCGGCGGCGTCAATTTTCGGCGTATCGCAATGGCTCTTGAGCAGCTGCTGCAGCGCCGTCAGCGAGCGGTTGCCGCCGCGCGGCGTCGTCACCGATGGTACAATGCCGGCGCCGATGACGTTGCTGGTCAGCACCGAAAAGCCGCGCTGTGCGATCGGATTGTTCCGCTCCAGATCACGGGCTGCAAAGCGCAGGCGGCGAGCAGCGTGGATCAGCGTCGAGTTGGCATCGCCCGGCCGGTAACGGCGGCTCGAATTGCGATAGGAATGCGTCGCGCCGTCATAAACGCTTTCGAGCATGGTCGCCCGGCGAGCGGCGACACTGGCCCGAGCCCGCGCTTCGATGCGCGCGGCGCCGCGCTCGGGCGACAGCCAGAGGATCGCCCGGTCCAGAAGATTGGTGCGCATGCGGATCAGAAGCCCCGGCTATATCGCGCGACGCGGCGCGAAGTGGTTGGCACGCCGGACGCGGCGTCGATATCGCGCTGCATGTCGGCGAGGATCTTCCGCATGTCGTCGACGGACTGGTACTGCACCTCGCCCGAGGTGTAGCGGACGCTGCGGAGCCCCTTGCCCATGGCATCCTTGAGCTTGTCCATATCGGCTTGCGTCCACGGCAAAGGTTATCTCCCCAAAAATCCATGGCGACGGCCGCCAAGCCATCCAGAGCGCGAACGAGCCGGCATCGTCGCTGATGGCAGCGGCTCTTCCTGCGGCCGCGTGAACGGCTCGACCGCAGGCGTGACGAAGCCCTCGACCAGCACTGCGTTGACATTCGTTTCCATGGGCGCAGCCCAATCAGGGGGCGCCGCCCAATTGATCTTTTCGCCGCCTTTGACGATGACGACGGCCTTGCCATAGACGGCGAGGTCGAGGGCTTCGTTGCGCACCACGCCGGGCCGCTTTTCCCAGCCCTTGTCGGTGCGCCGTTCCGCCGCCAGCTCCGCGAACACTACCGGGTCCACGCGGTCGAGGACGTTGTAGGACCCGTCGCCGATCTCATCGCGGGTGAGCGCCGCGCTGATTTCGTCTTTCAGCGCATCGGTCCCGACCCAGATCACCGGCACGTCGAGCTGCCTGGTGCGGCCGTTTTCCGTCGAGCGTTCCGGGTAGGCGATATAAGCCCGTCGCTGCGCATCCGGCAGTCCGCGCTTCACGTGATTGCCGCGCACCAGCATGATGCGGTGGCCAAGGCCGCGCTTGCGCGCGCGGCGCCAGAATTTATAGGCATTGGCGGTGACGCCGGGCTGGCCGGCGCTATCCACCACGGTGAACGCCGGCCGCAACGCATAGCCGGTCCCATCGACTTCGTATTCGCGTTCGGCGAGGGCGAAAAGGCAATCCCAATCCTGCGCATAACGGGCGGGATCGATGGCCCGCTCACTATCCGGATCGGCCGGTTCGAACAGCTCGAAGCGATCGACCAGCGTCCGCTCCAGCTGCGGTCCCCAGGCATCCGCCTGTGCCACGAAGCGATTGGCCTGCACGTCGACCTGCACGGTGATGAAGCGCGTATTGACCGGTACACCCTGGCCCGGCAGCTTGACCGCGCGCTTCTTCAGCTCGACCTCGGTCATCAGCGACGACGTGCCCATCGCCCGCGGGCGATACGCGTCGCCCTGGTCGACGTTGACGGTGACCTGCAGGGCCTTTTCGTCGCCGGTCAGCTTATAGACCTGCTCGGCCTGCAGATAGGCCAGCACCAGTTTCGGCCAGGTCTGGAACGATGCCGCCGGCCCGAACATCCAGTAGCTGGCGAGCGGCGAGCGGCGGACATTCCCGTCGATGGTGGTGAGGCCAGCGAGATAGCCGCCGAGCCCTTCATCCGCCGCCTCGTGCAACCAGCGCGAGTTGGCGAGCAATTCCATTTTCAGTTCCGGCGGCGTCGGGTAGCCGCAATGCGGGCAAATCAGCCGCACCTGCTCGCTGGCCTCGACCGGCGGCGCACCCTGCGGATAGCGGAACAGCGAGAACTTGGGTTCATAGAGCTTGGCGCAATGCGGACACGGCCAATAGAGCCGGCCGCGCGTGCCCTGCCCGTAAAGCGCGAGGATGCCTGTCGTCGGCGGCGGCTCGTGCGGTGTAGACGGTTTCCACTCATCGTCAATGATCGGACGGCCGGGCGAGCTTTCAGCCGCTGTCTTGCCGACCGAGCCGACCGTCTCGTTGCGCTTCTTGCCGAGGGCGAAGGGCTCGCCTTCGCCGTCGATGTCGTCGGGCATACGATCATAATCGGTGAAGAGCACATCCGGCAGCGTCGCCGCCGAAAGCTGGGCAATCACCGGCCATGCAATGGTCAGCCGCATGCCGCCCATAAACTGCTTGTCGAAGATGTTGTCTGAGCGACGGCCCTGCACCAGGCGTGCGCGGATCGCCGGCGAGTTGCGGATCATTTTGTCGATGGTCGAGAGCGAGAACTCTCGGGCCGTATCCTTGCTCATGTGGACGACGCGCATATCGCGCGGGTTCGTCATGATGCGGTGCGCGATCGTGTTCACTACGAGCCCGTCCGTCTTGAGCGTGCGCGCCGGTCCCGCAAAGATCACGCCCTCGAAGCGGCGTGAGGTCATCTGCTCGGCCGGCTCGATCATCTGCGGGGCAGCTTCGTTGCGCCAGGGGCCGCGATAGCCGGGCGCCTCGACGATCCGATACCGCGCCGCCGATTCCGGCACTGTGATGCGCTGCGCCGGTGCGACGGCTGGCAATGCCTCGGCGACGCACTCCCATGCCGAGGCGAGCGGCGGCAGAACGCCCCCGCTGCGGCGATAATCATGATCGAGCAGCATGTTTATTCGGCCGCCTCGCGCAGCTGCTCGGCCTGCGCCATGTCGCCGATTTCCTTCTGCACCTCGACCAGGACGCCGTCACAGATCTGGATCGATAGATCGAGGGCTCGGCCGGTGAGGCCGATTTCGCGCTCGAGGCGGTCCGGCAATGAGGTCAGCGCGTCGCGCATAATGACGAACACCTTTTCGAAGACGATGGCGACATCGATCCGGTTGACCAGCTCGCCCCGCTTTTGGGCCGCCAGCAGGTAGGCGCGCTCGGCATCGTATAGTTCTTGCCGCTGCTTGGGGCTGAGGATGCGATCATCATCGGCAATGTCATTGCCGCCGATCAGCGCCAGGCGCATCTGCTGCACGGCCTGCTGCGCCGCCGAGGTCTTCTCCTGATCGGCGCGCTCACGGGCCTTCAGCCAGCGCCAGCACGCCGAGAGCTGGAACTCGTAGGCCTGCCCATTTGTCCCTTGCCGGAGGACCGGCATCCCCTCGCCGATCCACGCCGTGATGGTCGGCTCGCTCTTGTTCAGTGCCCGTGCCAGTTCGCCGCGGTTGAGGACCGCATCCACAACGCCGGCTGGCAGGCCAGTGTCGATGTTTTCCATCTATCCGCTTGAACAACAACAGGAAACTTAAAACGAGCCGCGCAAAACCCGAAATGTTCCGTGTTTCAAGCGCTTTGACGTTCCGCATACGCGCCGGCCTCGGGGAAGGACCCAAAGGGGTGGGTGGAGGGCCGGAGGTCGATGGTCGGCCCGCGTCGCGTATCTGACTTCCCGCAAAGTTGCGAAAGGTGAGGCGGCGCGCCGTGGCCCCCAACGCGATGACACGGCCCTCATCGCCCTATCTGCCACGTCAGCGCCGCCTCTGACACTAAGGCAGAAACGAAAAACGCGCCACTCGGGCGCGTCGTGGTTCGGCTATCGATGTCGCAAGCTTCGCCCTTGGCGGCGCTCGTATCGTCGGCGCCTGGGTCACTCCGCCGCTCGGGCTCAAATGCCTGCGGTCGGATCGAGCAATCGTCCTAAATCGAACAACTACTCTGCTTTGATGAGTTGCGCAAGCGGCACCGACATCTCTACGTCGCGTCCGAGCAGGTTGTTGATAATGATCTTCGCCACATCGCCGACGATGTCGTGAACCTGTACGCGCCAGCCCGCCAGCGATCCCTCAGCTAGGTCGACATAGTCGCCGGGCTTGAACTCGTGCCCTGACCGCATATGGCGCTCCCAATCCGGCGCGTTCCACTTCGAGCCGCCAAGCTCCTCGAAAAACTTGGCCAACTTCTTGTCGCGCACCTGCATCGGCCCGCGAGCGTCGCTGACTACGCCCTGCACAAATCCGATACCGAACAGGTCGCGCCAGGGCTGCATGGCGTCACGGCCAAACCCCACGATCACATAGCGCGGCATGATGGGAAACGTCACCTTGCGCTTGCTCCTGGCATAGCGATTGGCGCGCCGGTATCGCTCGACCACCGGCACGACTGCCAGATGGGCGCGGTGGCGCAGCAAGTCGGCCGTCAATTGCTCGCGGTTCGACGCCACTTGAACGATGTACCAGCTATGCGCCTCAATCTCGCGAGGCGTCGGCAGCTCCGGCTGCTCGAACTGCCGCCGTTGTGCGGCGCTGCCACGCCCCATCGGCACCTTCACGACCGGCACGTTGGCCGGCTTCACCTCTTCTTCAACCATCGGCTTCGCCTCTATTTCTCTGCGAGGTTTAGCGAGGGTCGAGAGAAGACCCTCGCTAGCTAAAAAGCGACGCAGGACCAACGACATGGCGGGGGTTTGCGAGGGTGGCGAGGGTTGCTTCACATGATGTGAGCTTTCGCCACCAACGGGAAGGGTGAGGCCAACCCCTTTTCCCCCGAAACCCATATATACCCGAGCGCGACCCTCGCGACCCTCGCAATCACCGGTCAACATGTTGATTTTACTATTGAAACGCCCGCGAGAGTGTCGCATTTAAACCTCGAAAAACTCTCGCAACCCTCGTGTCGCGCGCGTCAGCGCGACGAGGGTTGCGACTTCCGTTTTTCTATCTTGGGGGAGGGGGTGCGGGGCGCCGACGGCAAAGCCGCGAGCGCGCAAAGGGTCGGCCCGAAACTAATCGTTCGAGCCGGGCGGATCGTATTTGGGGTTCGCCTCGAGCTCGATATCGAGATACTCGTAGACGCGGCCGGAATATTTCTCGTAGCCCAACTCGGTCAGGCGATCGCCGAAGCTACGCTGCGATGCCGATCGCAGCCCGTTGGCCTCGCACCAATCGGTATAGCTTCGGTAGAGTGGTCCGGCCTGCACCTTCTTACCCTTCGCCGGCCGGATCATCGCCTCGCAGAACACCTGGATATTGTCGCGGTCGCGACGATATGCATTGGTGAAGGCGGTCACCTCGGCCGGGACGTAGGTCATCAGCCCGCTCTTGAGATAGAGTAACGCACCTTCGATCAGCCAGTTGAGGATACCGGATCGTTCCTCGTCGAACATGGCTAATAGGTCCGGCAGCTCCATGCGCGACGGATCATCTTCAGCGATCGTCTGCTTCCAGTGCACGATCAGCACGCGCCGCCAAATACCTTGGTCCGAGCCCTGAATGGTCGGCTTGGTGTTGCCGGAGAGAATGGCCACGAAAATCGGCAGGAACTCGAAAATGTCCTTCTGCAGGAATCTCGCCGTCAACCTGGTGCCGCCGGAAAACGCCTTGATCAGGTCCTCGCGCAGCGACGCGCCCTTCGGCAGCTCCTCCACCACGACGAAGCGGGTGTTGAACAGCCGGGCGATGTCAGGTGAGGCTTGCTGCCCCTGCCGCTGGCTATCGCCGGTAATCGTGTCTGGTGAAACCGTAGTGCGATAGTTGCCGGCGAGGCGCCCGAGCGTCTCCAGGAAGGCCGTCTTGCCATTGCCGCCAAGGCCGAAATGATAAGCGACCTTCTGGGCGCCATTACCGCCGATCAGCATGGCATAAGCATGAAAGACCATCAGAAAGCGCTGCATCTGGTCGCCGGGCATCATCCGGTCGAGGAATGCCTGGAACCGCGGGCATTTGGCCTCGGGATCGTAATCGACATCGGCCATCTTGGTCACGAAGTCGTCGCGACTATGCGGCCGAAACTCGATATTGCCGATATAGCGGATTTTCACGTCCGGCCCATCGATATCCTGCTCGAGGTCCGGGGTGCGGGAAAAATGCAGCGTGCCATTGCGCACATTGAACTGATAGAGATCGGCATCGAGCGTCTTCGGGTCGATTTTCTTCAGGCTAGTGGCCTGCACCAGCATCGCCGTCGTGCGGCCGGCATTGCCTGAAGTGACCGCGAAATTCTTGCGTTTGCTGCGCTTGTTCGACAGCGCGGAGCGCACCTTGTCGGCGCGAGCAATCGTCGCCACTTGCCCCGGCGAACGATCCTCTTCGGCGATTTTGGCATATTTGGCGGCGATATCGAGCAGCTTCTGCTGTGCCGGCGTCGCCAATATGAAGAAGGGCTCGAGCTTGATGCGGTCGACCAGGTCCTGCGCCATCAGGCGCACATGCAACTCGCCCTCATCGCGTTCCCAATGCGTACCGCGCCAGGTCAGCCAGCCGAGGCCAGGCACATAGCGGATGTTTCCGCCTGACCATATGTCGAGCCGCCGCGCATTGTCGCGATCGTTCTGATCATAGGCCGCACAATGCTTGGCCATCTCCCAGATCGCATCGTCATAGCCATCCGGCCGGCGGTCATAATCATCGCCGCTGAAATCACCATTGAAGTTGGCGCCATCGAAATCGTCGCCATCCTCATCTTCCGGTTCGACGTCATCGAATTCCTGTCCGACAGCTCCCGGTACGGCCGAGGGATCGAAACCGCCATCGCTCTCGGCCGAGACCTTGGCCTTCGGTTTGCGCGCGCGTTTCGGCTTTTCGCCCTTACCGCCCTCGATGACGGTCAGCGGCCCGACCTTGCGTTTACGGCCGATCGCCTTCTTGACCGCGTCGGGACCGTTCGGATCCTCGTCGTCAGCCACGGTGCATCACCAGCTCGTTCAAGTCCCGGCCGTCCCCGACCGGCTCGACCAGCATGCCGACGAGGCCGGGCCGCGCAGCCTCAGCGCGCCGCAGGCCCTTTTCCATGTCGCCGATCGCCTCGGCCTCGTCGGTGAGATAGATCAGTTCCCGGCACCAATCGGGCGGCACGAAGAAATCGGCCATGTTGCCTTTGACGACGCCAGCCCAATAGGCCGTGTCGGGCTCCCAGGCGTGGGCATAGGCGGTCAGCGTCGTTTCGATGCCCTCGCCCATCACGATTCGGCGTACATTGGGTGGCGTCACGAGACGGATCGCGCCGCCCTTCCAGCTGCCGCGCACCTTCTTGGCCGAACGCTGCCGCCCTTTCTCGTCGGGCGGCAACACCAGTTTAGCCTTCGGGCGGTCGAGATCGATCCAGGTCTGATGCGCGCCGGCGAAACTGTCGTCCGGGTACTGGATGCCGGCAATCATCGCCGGCCCGACATGCAGCCGGTGCTTGCCCTTCTCATCCCAATACGGATGCGCGGCGATGTAGCGGATGTGCATGCCGGCGGCCCAACCGGGCGCGCTGAAATCGATGCGGCCGCCACGCAGGCCCCGCGCCTCGGCGAGATAGGCGGAAACGATGCCACCGATCGGCACGGCCTTGGCGCTATGCCAGATTCGATAGCCGGCCTCGCGCGCCCGCTCGCGGAAAATAGCGGCATCCTGCTCGCGCTTGCGAGCATCGGCTTCCGCCTTTGCCCTAAGCTCGGCCATTCGCTTCTCGTCGACCGGATCGGCGGCCTTGCGTCCGGTGATCAGCTCGCAGGCCGGCACGAACTCCAGCTTTTCCGTCTTCATGACGAGATCGATGACGCCCGAACCCTGGACGTCGCACTTTCGACATTTGAAGAAGTCCCGCTGGATGCTGATCGAGAATCGATCGGTGCCGCCGCACTCTGGACAGGGACCGACGAGCCAGGCGCCATCCTTGGCCAGCTTCCACCGCTTCTGGATAGCCCAGGACTGGCAGGTGACCCGCAAAGCCTCGTCACGGAGGGCGGCAAGCTCGGGCGACAGGCTCATTTCAGCCCGTTCACCCTGATGACTTCCTCCAGTCCGTCGCGAAACGAGCCGAGGACAATTTTGCGCAAAGCGGACGCTGGGATGTCGTCTTCGAGGACACTGAGAACGGCTGAGCACACCGCTACGGCTGCACCGGTGCACATGAAGTGCATCACGTCGGCTGTATCGTCTGGCCGCTCACCGAGCTTACCGGCCCCCTCTCGGCCACCTTCGACGGCGGCAATGGAGAAAAGCTCGATGAACCGGAGAAGAACTGCAGCTCGAGGGTCGGCAACGTCGCGATAAGCGGCCTGTGTATTGGCCGCAAATGTAACGAACTCTTCGAAATCGACAGCGCGGGTACCATCGCCCAAAGCCTGCCGGAGCGTCGACCTGATATCAGCCACTTTTCGCCTCCGGCATCGCATTATGTTCGATGCGATCGAGCAGCCGACCGGTGCTCTTCCGGCCAAGGCGCATTGAGCCGGGTCCGATGGGCCAGCTCTCTCGGTCGAACCAGTGCTCTATGCCGGCATCGCGATAGGGCCGCCGACCGCCGCCATCAGCCGGGACAAACCAGCCGGAATCGCCATCGTCCTCCCAACGCCCGCCGAGCCACTCGCCCCATTGCTTGAAGAAAAATGGCGTACCGGCGTCCGCGCACTGGTCGCGCAGCGATCGGGCCCAATCCGGATGCATCGGACGGGCGCCGGGGCCGCTTTCGCCGCCGACGATCACCCAATCGAGACCGCATAGAGCCCAGATCATGTCCACCGGCCCGAGCAGAGGTTCCGCGCTGATGAAGCGCACGGCCGCCGGCGTCGCCAGCAGCTCCGGAATGCGCTCGTTGGCGGAACCCTGATCCTCGACGCTGGTGCCGAGCCAGACATTCCGCAGCACAACTGCTGGCGAGCGATGCATGATGCCCATCGTCCTCAGCACGTCCTCCCAACGGCGCCTGGCCTGCGGCTGATTGGACAAATATGCCCGCATCCGCGCCGGCCGCTTCGTCAGCACTTGAAAGCTATGCTGCGGGCAGAGCGCCATGACGGCGAACACCTTGTCGATCCACTCGTCAGGGACCCCCTCGTGGAAGAGGTCCGACATCGAATTGACGAAGATCCGCCGCGGCTTCTTCCAGCGCAGCGGCGCGGTCAGCACCTCCGGAACGAGGTTGATCTTGCCGGTCCATACGGATTTGCCGCGCCGCGTCTGCTCGGTGGTGCCGCCATAGCGCAGCATCGGTCCCGGATCGCCGCCATGGCGCGCCTCATGGGCGATGCTGATTGCCTCCATGCGTCCGGCGACCTGCATGGCATAGCAATTGGTGCAGCCCTTTGAGACGATCGAGCAGCCCGTCACCGGGTTCCAGGTCGCGTTCGTCCATTCGATCGGGGAGCCATCAGCCATTGCCGGCCTCCGCCGCGAGCGCATCGAGCACGGTACCAACCACCGTTGACGGCACCGGCACGATTCTGCCGAGCACATTTGCATCTTCCCGGCTGACGGCGTGGCGCAGCGTATCGATCGAGGCGCCGTGCTGCAGGGCAAGCGAGATCAGGATGGCGATATCGTGCCCGAGCGCCATGGTGCGCTCGCTCTTCTTCCGCTCGCCCTCATGCGTCGGATAGTCGATGAACACCTCGCCGATCCGGCCATCCGCATAGCGGCCGATCGAGACGAGCATCGTCTCGCCCACCTCGCCATGCGGCCCGCGCCAGATATGCTCCGCCTCGAGGGCTTCCATTTCCCGTCGATCGGGCAAGCGCTCGCGGGTCATGCCTCTTCTCCCTGCTCAATGCCCATGAGGTCGAAAAGCGACGGCATGGCGAGGTCGCGCGCAGCGGCCTCCACATAGGCCGCACCGTCGGCGAAATAAGTTGGGCTCAGCTCGATGCCGATGCCCTTGCGCCGAAGCTTCAGGGCGCGATAGGGGACGGTCATCAGCCCGCCGAAAGGGTCGAACACCGTCTCGCCGGGCTCGGAATATTGGGTGATCGCGCGATCGACGATGTCGAACTGCAACGGACACAGATGCAGCTCGCGGCCAGCACCGGCCTGCAGCGTGTTCATCGACAGCATGCGGGTGATATCGCTCCACACGTCCGGGTGCTCGGAGTGCGGCGGGATCAGCATGAAGGTTTTCGGCAGCGCGCCGAACTCTTCCAGCCCCTCGGCGACGGCGACGTGATGCTCATAGTCGTAGGGGAGCGCCAGGTTGAACTTTTTCCATAGCCGATAGATCACCCCGGCCGGCAGGTGCCGAAGCTCCTCCGGCATCAGCAGCCGGTCGCCGCTCGATCTCTGAAAGCCATGCGCGTCGAGCTGCCAGCGAGCCCGGCTATAGCCGTCCGGATTGCTCCAGCCGCCGGAGCCGGCGGCGCGCGGCTTGCGCGGCACGCCGTTCTCGTCTTCCTCACCCTCTGCAGCATGGTCCTCCGAGATATCGCCCCAGATCTTTTTCGGTTTGACCACCCGCCTGTCGGCGTAGCCGTCGGATCGGTCGGTCGGCGGCTTCCGGAACACCAGCAGATATTCCGGCAGGCCATTGCCCATGCGCGAGCCATCCTTGCACTGCTCGGTCCAGCCCAGCCGATAGGTCTGGTTGTTTTCGCGCACCACGTCCGTGGTGATGGTTTTGCGGGCGAGGAAGGCGAAGCCGTGCCGGCGGAAGCGGGCGATGCAATCATCGGAGAAGGGCGATACGGTCTGGAAGCCCAGACCGGTCATACCGCCCGGCACGATCCGGTCCTTCACATGGATGGCGGCAATCCGCCCCGGCGCCAGCACCCGCAGCAGCTCGGGAATGAGAAAATCCATCTGCGCCCAAAAGTGCGCGTCATCGTCGGTATGGCCGAAATCGGCGTAGTTCGGCGAATATTCGTACTGGGTCGAGAACGGGATCGAAGTGACGATCAGGTCGACCGATCCATCCCGCATGCGCCGCGTTTCCTCGACGCAGTCCTCGTTGACCAGGGTGTAGCCGTCGCCCGCGATTTCGCGCCGCTCGATGCCCATCCCGCGTTCAAGGCTCGACGCCATGGCGGCAGAACTGAGGCCGAACTCCCGAATGATATCGGTCATGATCGCCATCTGCTCGTCATGCCGGCGCCACTTCGCCTCCAGCACGTCACGCACCGGCCGCTCGGCCTCGGTGTAGATCAGGTCGATGCGCACCCGATCGCGCTGCAGGAAGCGGTAGCAGCGATGCACGGCCTGGATGAAATCGTTGAACTTGAAGCCGATGCCGAGGAAGATTTCCCAATGGCAATGGCGCTGGAAATTGCTGCCCTGCCCGGCGATCACCGGCTTGGTCGACAGCTCGGCCGATCGGCCTTCGGAGAAGTCGGCGAGGCGACGCTCGCGCTCGTCAAGGTCCTGGTTGCCATAGACTGATTTGACGCCCGGGATGGCCCGCTCGACAGCCTCGCGCTCGGCCTCGAGGTCATGCCAGATTACACGGTGCGCGCCCGGGTCGATCGCCCGCAGCTCCATCAGCTTGGCGACCCGTCCGGAGAGGCTGTCGCGCTTCTCGCGCGCGGCGTCGGCCAGCGAAGCCGCGGCGTTGCGCAGCAACCGGCCTTGTCCGGATTTCTCTTCGCCGGCCCGCGAATGATCGGCGGGGATTTCGTGCCAGAACACGTCGAGCCCCGGCAGCTCGTAGCCCTCGTCCGAGAAGCCGAGATCGGATGGCTTCTGCACGAACAGTCCCCAGCTCGCGACCCATAGCCAAAATTCGCGCTCCTTGTGCGGGTGGATGGTGAGGGTGTCGGCCTTCTCGCTGTTGCGCTTGAAGAAGCGCGTCTTGGCCTGGCCGACATCCATCACCTCGAGGAAGGCCGAATAGGCGAGCAGTTCGATGAACTGGTTGGGCGAGGGCGTTGCGGTGGCGACGAACTTGAACCGCACCCCGTCGAACAGCCGCATGAACTCGCGAAAGGTCTTGGTGCCGCCGAAGCCGCGCAGACACGAGGCCTCGTCAAGGCTAGCCACGGCAAAGGCGCGCGGATCGAGCCGGCCATCGCGGACCGTCTCGTAATTGGTGATGTGCATGCCGCCGTCGACAGCCTCGGCCAGCGACCGGATGAATTTCAGTGCCGGCACGCGCTCGGGATGACCCTCCTGCCAGGCGCGCAGCTCGGCACGCTGCGCATCGCTGATGCTCGGATCGCCGCCGGTCGCCAGCACCTGAACGTCATGGAAAAACTCGCGCCGCACCCCGAGCGGGGCGCAGATCAGCCCCATGCCGCCCTGCCGGGCGAGGACCAGGCGGACAATCTCCAGTTGGATGAAGCTCTTGCCGAGGCCGAAGGCGGCGAAAATCGCCCGCCGTCCGCCCTCGATCGCCCATTTGACGATCGCCTTCTGGTGCGGCTTGAGCAGCGGATTGATCTCGGCCAGGTCGATGGTGAAGCCGCCTGCCGGGGCGAACACCATCTTGGCGGCGAGGAAATCGCGATAGCTGGGGGCGAGGTTCATTCTGCCTCTACCGCGTTCTGCTTCAGCGAGGCGATCATGCGGTCGCGATCGGCGAGGCCAAGGCGGTTGGCCCAGGTCGATATGGTGCCCTTCGGGTGTCC